TTCCAATTGTGCATCAATATCTTGACAAACTAAATGATTTGGGATAAATTTGCGATAAATGAAATCACAACCATATGTTGTATGTTTTTTGAAAAGATTGAAATCAGAAACAGATTTTGATTGACCATTTCCTATCACTATGATCATTGCGGCCTCACTGGAAAATTATCACTACAAACAAAAAAAGGGAGCAGATTTCTCCACTCCCTTTCTGAAATCCTACTATATGTAGGTCAAGAATTACATCAAGTTGGTAATTGCAGCTTTTCTGTAATATACATTCAGGTGAGGATTAGTTCCAAGAACACCTGTCATACGACCAGTTGAAGCACTTGCATTTTCTGCAAATGGGTTTGCAACCAGACCATAACGTGTTTTGAAAGCAATCTGTGGTTGAAAACTAGAACTATCAACCGCACGAACCATTTGCAACGGAACGTATGGGCAATAGAAAATTCCAGCATCCATCGGTGAATCACCTTTATAACCTACACAATAAAATTCTTGTGCATTCGCATCAGCATATGGATCAACATATACTTTATACCGACCATTAAGAACTCCGGCAAAAGTTGAAGATGCAGTATCAGTATTCAGATCTGTGCTCATTGCAGGAGCATAATCCAAAATACCTGCCATCTGAAGGGCAGAGGCAACATCAGATGAAGTCATCAGAATGTTTCCTTTTCCTCTTCGTGTGTCTTTACCAATCTGATTTGCATCTTTTTCAATCTGCATCATCAGACCTTTGAACTTCTCAACCATCCAACGACCATTGGAATCAGTATCAAGATCAAAAAGACCAGCAGTAGTTGTACCAACTTGGGCACCAACTGCGGCATTAACATAAATCTTACGAACAACCTCACGGTTGATTTCTGCAAGAATTTCCATAGACAGAATGTTAGCAAGTTCTGCTTCTGCATCCAGACCATGAACTGCACGTAAATCCTGTGCAAGTTCCATTGAATAGGAACCTTTCAGGGCACGTGTACCAGCCGCGATTGAAATCTTTTCAATCGAGAAGGACATTTCACCAGCAATATCGCCCTCACCACCGTCTGTTTCCAGAGCACTTGATGCGGAAAATTCGTTTTGGGTTTGTCCAGTACCATCAGCAGCCGTGATCAAAAGACCTGGCGGCTTAACTAAGTCACCCGATGCGTGTCCTGGCGTACCAGATTCACTTGCAACGGTATCAACATTGAATCCAGGCATTTCATCACCTGTCATTGAATTGACCCTACTCTTGAGAGCAAAAATCAATCCAGTTGGGCCGGACATAGGTTGTACACCACAAATATCGTATGCTACGAGTTGAGGCATTGCACGCCGAACCATCGAGATCAAAACTGGATCTGCAAAATCCAAACTTACATGGGTTTGGTTTCCTGCACTACCACCCAATGATGCGGATGTGTCAGTAAGACCCATTGTAGTAGTAGCTGCGGCCTCTGTTAAGAGTCCTGCACCAGCTTGGTCTTGAGTATATTGAGCTTCAGTATTTTCAAGACACATAGCAGTGACTGCTCTACGATATGGATCGCTGATCTTAGGAAGATCGGGATGATCCAGAACCGGCGCCCACTTCTTATTAATTGTTTCTGAGAGTTGCATTTTTTAAACTCCTTAAATTGTTAAAAAAACTAAAAATTATTATTAATTACGAGCAATAGCTTTACTATATGCTTCCATGATGTCATTCATCTTTGGAGTTTCCTCCACTTCTGATGCATCACTTTCTTGTTCAACATTGTCATCTTGTTTAGTTTGATTCGGGAAATAACTTTCCTTAATCGTCTTAACTTTATTCTCAAAATCGTCTTTATCATCTTCGTAAGAAACACCTTCTACAAGAGATTTCATCTTTTCAGATTGTGTGTCTGCAAGGTCTTCGCAAACTTCTTCCAAGATTTTGTCCTTACGATATTCGTTGAGTTCACTTGTAACTTGAACGTTATCATCAATTTGAGAATTTAATTTTTCTTCAAGTTCTTCCACCTTGTCGTACAGGCTTTCAACGATGTCAACTTTTTCGTCTGGAACTTCAATATAATGTTCAGTAAAGAGATTTTTAAGACCTGTCATGAACTCTTCAGTAAGTTCACTTTTCAATGAACTATCAAGTGCAATTTCGTTCTCTTTCATCCACTCTTCAACTACGTAGTTGAGATAACCATCGACTTTTTCTGTCAATTCGTCACGGAATGAAACAATCTCTTCTTGAAGATTGGTTTGATACTCTTTTTCGAGTTCGTCAATCTTTACAGTTGAAATTTCCATCACCTTCTGGTGAACTGCGGCTTCAAATATAGTAGAAGCTTTAGTCTTAAACTCTTCTGAGAGTTCTTCACCTTCTACCAATGCTTCTATATCTTCTTTAACATTGATTTCAGGCATGGAAATTTTAATTTTCTTTTTCTTTTTACCAATGGCTTGCGAATCATCATCGGGTTTTGCATCTTCTGGTGATGCTCCTCCAAGATCATCTACAGATGCTTCTGCAACTTTGATAAGGTCTTTCCATTTCGCTGAAACTTCTTCTTTCTTCAGTCCATTGACTTTATCGAAAAGGGCTTTAATCATAGCAGATTTAGTTGTAGGGATTTTAATTTCTTCTTTTTTCACTGATTCTTCCTCTTCTTCGTCATCATCAGAATCATCATCCCCCTCATCATCTTCTTCCTCTTCGTCATCATCTTCCTTGACTTTAGCTTTGGATTTTTCGGTGAGAATTTCTTCTGATTGTTTGTTTTCTTCTTGCTCTGGAGCTTCAACAAGTTCTTCTTGTTCAGTCGATTCTTCCAGAACTTCTTCGTTAGTATTTTCCATAGACATTGAAACTCCTAAAAGTTATAAGTAATTTATACTGTTAATATTTATAAAATCATAGTTTTGACAATAAATTTTTGAACTCATTCAATTTTACTTCCTCAAGTTCTCTGGAAGAGGCTTTTTCGATATTTCGTCTTGCCCGTTCTATATCTTGTTCTCGCAAAAGTCCATTGTCCCAAATCCATTCTTTTCCTTCCATAATACCTTCTACGAAAGCATTAGGAGCAGAAGGATCTGCAACAATATCTGCTGCGGTTGCAAGATAGAAATCTTTTTGTACAATCTGAGCATTCTTTACATCTGGTTTTAATGTTCCCATTCCCCTTGAAGAAACACCTAATCTTGCACCTTCATCAATCAAACACTTAACAATTTGTCCATTTGGTGTATTTAAAATCTTTGCTCGTCCAACAAAATTCTTACCTTCTTTAACTAAAGAGGTAATCATGTGTGATGCACGATCAAGATTGACTGTCGGGCCGTCAGGATGTCCAAGTTCTCCAAATGCACGTTTTGGTTCTACATATTCTTTAACATATCTATTTACTTCTTTTTCAAGAATAGGTAATGGATAAACTCTTCCATTTTTATTCTTTTTTTCAGACTGCATGAAGATACCTTCAATGAAGTACTGTTTGGGTTTATCAGAACCTTCTTCAATGAATTCATAATTTACAGATTCTTGTAATTCGCAGATTAGTTTCATTTGTTTGTCCTATTTTGCGTTACTGAATGCAAAATCCAAGATTTTTAAGAAAGATTTTGTATCTTTATTCATGTTATCTTGCATTTTTTTCTTCTTAGAACTATTTAGTGTGTCAAAGGTTTTCAGAATAGTTTTTGCGGATTCGGGGTCAATTGGAACCGATGTACCACTTTTAAACTTAATATCTGCTTCCCTTTTCTTTTTTACAACTGACCGCAATTGGTCTACAACATCTTCCGTCAAAGGTTTTTCTGAACGTATTACCTCTTCTACTTTTCTCTCTTTAACAGGAAAACCTATTGATTTTCTAAACTCTTTGTATGTTTTCATTTATCTATTCGGCCCACCGTCTGCAATTACAGTATATGTTCCATTTGTTACATTTGCCAATAAAAACTGATCCGAATCTTTATGAATAACGGTCAATGAAGCTGCAGGCAAAGTAATAGAACCCTTAACTGTTCCACTGGTTCCTCCTTCAGTTCCATCATTAGCAACTGTTTTAATAATCGTAATCGCCGATGCATAAACCGCAACCGCCGTTGCTTTACCCAAATTCAATTCTGTGGCAGTTGTGGCAGCGAGTGCCGCTAATAGTTTCATTGTGTCTCCGTTGTTTCTGGTTCTGGTTCAGCTTGAACCTCTACTTTTGGTTCTTCGATTGAAATTTCTTCTTTGTCCGAAAACATTCTGGCAGAAACTTCTCGTTTTTTTGTTTCTAATCCATCTATCACTTTACTTGTAATTATCTGATCAAATGCATCGTGAACCTGTGTAGGACTACTTTGCATTGAATAATCTATAATGTCTACTGTTTTAAAATCTTGTTCTGCCATTTTTATCTCCAATAATTATCTATTAATATTTATAAACTTTTAAAGGTGTAACCCTCTAATATTCTTCTTCTCCACCTTCTTCACCTCTACCCTCTTCTTCTGCTTCTTTTGCAATCAATTCATCTTGTTTCTCAACTTCTGCCGCTGTTTGTCTGAGAATATTTGCTCGGAACCACTCTTTAGAATAATACTTTCCAACATATTCTTCTGAGTTTCTTGCAAGATCTAAACGTTGAGACATAGTTTCTTGATGTTTAAATTCTGAATAGTAATGATCTTTTTCAAATCTGTAATGAACCTTATCTCTGATCTTGCCCCATTCTGCAGCAGTCATGATATTTTTCAGAATCAACTGTCTTTCCATTATTTCATCAAATAAAAGAGAAAATCTTGTTTGCAATTTTTTGATAAATTTACTGAAAAGCAATTCATCTCTCGTAATTTCACTTTCTCTCCCCAAAGAGAACCCCGATTCTGCCTCGAGTCGTGAAACAGGGACATGCATTGCTTTATACATTTTTCGTTGAAAGTACTCTACATCTTCCAATTGACCAAGATTTTCTCCGCCAGGAAGTGTAGTAATTTCTGTTCCTCGACCACCTTCTCTTCGTGGCAACCAGTAATCTTCCAACATTGATTGATGTCTGCGATCATCTTTGACTTCACCAGAATCCGAATCGTAAACCAATCGGTTCTTGTATCGTGTCATAATATCACGAATATATTGTTCGGCCTTGAGTTTTGGTAGATTTCCTACATCGATATAGAAAATTCTTCGTTCTGGTGCTCGTGATATACGATAGATAACAATTGCATCTTCTACCATTCGCAATTGATTTAACGGTTTAATTGCCTTATGAAGATAAGACATTACTGCATTTTTTTGAGGATTTAATAAACCAGAAGTAGAATATGCAATACTATCACCCGAAATTATAATACCAGAAGAGGCCCGTTTATCCAATCCAGATTCATTATAATTGTACGTTGGAACAATTTCTATTTTTGCTTTTTTGGGATCGGCTGTTTTATTAACTTTAACATTTTTAACTTTTTTGATTTTTGTAGCATCCAAACTTCGGAGTTCTACAATACCACGTTTTGGGTCATTTTCATCTATCATAATGTGATAATACAATCTTCCTTCAATGTACCATCTGCGAAAAATATCATGACCATAATTGTTAAAGTTTAGAAGATCCAATACAGTATCGAATTCTGTACGAACTTTTTTCTTAATACCGTCTGTGAGATTTGTTTTGTCAAGAACAACTGATACTGAGGGAAGGATATCATCAGCAACAATGGCTTCATTTATAACATTGTCAATTGCAATTTCACAATCAGACATTTGTGACATATCACGATATTTAAGAATAAGTTCTACCTCATTCTTATACTGTCCATCCATATCGAGAGAGTAACCAGCGGCGCCCGCTCCCGATACCATTTGAGAACCATCATCACTTTCTGGAAGTGTGAATGCAGGAACATTGGCGTTTGCCGTTTCCTGACTGTTTCTTTCAATTTTGAAACCAAAAATTTCAAATGCCATAATTTCTCCTATTAAAATGGGCCTATATTTGTAGATGGTGCAACATTCACGTT